GTGGAGGTTCAAGAAGAAAAGAAGCTACAAAATCAAAATTATATATTACAGATAATTACAAAACAAATGAAAATAATTGTTTGATAGGTTGTATGAAATTATTTACAAAAGATAAAAGACAAATTAAAACAATGAGATATGAATTAGTTAAGGATGGGATTAAAAAACTAGAATTAATAACAATAAAACAGATTCCAATAATTGAAAAATATTTTAATACAAAGATTGGAGTATTAACAGATGATAAATATGAAGATTATTTATACAAAGGAGATAAACAAGTTAAATGTAAAATATTAATGAAAGACAATCATTATTCATTGATTATTAAAAATAAAAAATGTATGGTAAAGAAATTAAAGAAAAAGAAAAAGATAGTTTACAAAGAAAAATATTTGTATTATGATATTGAAACAGTATTTGATCGTAAAGATACTAATTTCTTAAAATGTTATTCTGTTGCATGGTTTGAACATGACAACCCAATTGAATTTAAATATTTAAAAGAACATTTTGATAAGGCAAGAATTGAAGTTGATCATAATTTCAAATGTCTTCAAAAATTTATAAATTTCATATTATCAGCTCCTAGAGATGTTAAATATAAGATCATAGGTTTTAATAATTCTAAATTTGATAATTTTATGCTTGCTGAAGAATCTGGAAAGATTGAATCATTAGGCGATATATTTTATGTTAACAATTCAATTTTAAATATGAAGATAAGACAACATGATACATTAGATACACGTAGATTCATGCCACCAGACATGTCATTATCTTCTGCTTGTGGTGAGAAGAGCTTTAATACTAATCCAAAGAAGTTAGAAGGATTTAGCCATAAATTACCACAAAAGGCATTTGAAGAAGGAAAATTAAAAGAATGGGTAGTAGAAAATAAAGTTAAATTAGAAGAATATAATAAAATGGATGTTCTTTGTCTGTGTGATTTAACATGTAAAATTAACGCTGCAGTTATAAAATTAATGGGATGTAACATTTATGATTACAATACATTATCTCAGATGAGCTGGAAGGTATTTTATGATAAGTTGTTAATCAGGAATGGCGGAGTTGATATAATCCCACGTCCAATAGATCATATCGATGATCAATTTATTAGATCAGCTCTTACAGCTGGAAGAACTCAAACATATTTCGGAAAAATAAAAGTCACTAAAAAATTAGCAATGGTAGATGTAAAAAGTTTATACCCATTTGTTATGTATTCATCCAAATTTCCAAAAATGGAATATAAAAAGACCGATAAATATGTGAATGGTAAATTAGGTGTATATAAATGTCATATTAAACACCAAAACGCAAAATGGTTAAACGGAAAGCCTAAAACACAAAAAGGATATGAATATATGGATAAAGAATTTGCCCCTACAATATTCCCTAGAAGAACAGATGATAACCCTTTAGATTGGAACTATAGAGGTGAAATGGATGTACAATTATGTTCTATTGATATTGAACAAATTAAAAAATATTGTGGAGAAGATTCAATTATTGTTAAAGATGGATTATATTGGGAAGAATCACAAACAGAATTATTTAAAGATTATCTTGATCCACTAAAAAATGAAAAAACAAGACAAGATTTATTGAAAGCTAAAAATGATAAATTATATAACCCAGCATTGAGAGAAATTAGCAAACTTGCACAAAATGCATTATCTGGAAAAGCAATACAGAGAAATTTTAATACTGTAACTAAAAGAATTAAAGGAGAAAAAGAATTAGCAAAATTTTTAAAGAAAATAGATTTAACAACAATGGAAGTTAGCCACATAAGCCCAGAATTCCAATTTTTCAAAGGAACTATTACAGATGAGCAGGCATATAAAAAAACAGCTAAACCAAGCTACATAGGAGTATTTATTTACGCATACGCAAGAAAATATATGTATGAAACTATTTTAAATAGATATCAAGTTTTCTATCAAGATACAGATAGCGCATTAATGTTTGATGAAGAGTTTGAAAGATTAAGGAGTGATCAACCAGAATTATTTAAACTTAACAAAGATGGAGCATTAGAATACGGACAACTTGAGGAAGAATTAGGCGGAAGTTGTAATAAGTGTGTAATAATATCACCCAAAAACTATTTATGTTCAGCTGATGACAAACATTCAAAGAGAAAGTTTAAGGGAATAGGTAAAAATGATAAATATATGTTGGTATCAGAAATTGAAAAATACAAAAATAAGACCAAAGATGAAATAAAACTTTTAGCCAAGAAAGGAGAAATAAAATTATCAATGAATGAAATTGAAGATATTATTGAAAAGGGTAAAGGACACAAAACATTAACAGATGAAATGTTTGATGATATGTTTGAAGAGAAACCAATAGCTATTTTTTCGTCTCAACTAAAGAGATGTATTAAGTTCTTGAAGTGTGATAATGAGGAAGAAAATAATCATAATATTTCCATTAAACAAATATTTATGATGAAATTATTTAATGTATAAAATAGGCTTAAAGTTTTATTGATACTATTAATTAATAATGGTTCAATTAGATTGTAATAAATGTTGTGCAAAGGCTGAACACACCTGTATTTGTGAAAATAAAGAAGAAATAAAAGTTGTAGTTGAAGAAAATAAAGAAACAAGAGGAAGAAAGAAAGTTATATTAACAGAAGAGCAAAAGAAAGTTAAAAAAGATATTAAATTAAATAAGCGTAAAGAATGGTATGCAAAGAATAAAGATAAAGCTAAAGAATATTTAAAAAAATGGAATACTAATAATAATAACAAAAATAAAGATAAACTAAAAGAAAAGGTTGATTGTTTAGTTTGTGACTGTAAAGTTACGCGTTATCATATGTCTAGACATGTTAAAACTAAATTACATATGAAATTAATTAAAAAAGAAGATAAAAAACAAATAGAATGTAATGATAAAATTGATAATATATTGGATCCTGACTTAACTGAAACATCATCCTTAGAAGAAAAAATGAATGATAAGGTAAAAGATGAAATTAATTTAAATTCTATTAATGAGAAAACCATTTAAAGAATTATTAATACTATAGTATTAATAATGGATACTATGGAAATAGTAAAAGTCGAAACAAAATTAGAAAGTGATAGTGAAGAAGTATTAGGTGAATTGGATAAAGAATTAGAAAAAGAATTGTATTATGAAAAAGAATTATGGATACTACAAGAAGAAATAAAAAGCATAAAAAAATGTTTAAAAAATAAAATAATAGATGATGAAAAACAAATTAAAGAAAATATAAAAAGTAAAAATAGTTTAATAGCAGTTCGTGACAGATTATCAGAATTTAAAAAATGTTTAATAACAATCAACAACAAATTAGATAAACATATTGAAGAAAGTGAAGAGGATGATGAAGAAGATATACCAAGAGAAACAAAATGTAGATCTTTAATTAATTGGCTTAAAAATAAATTCGTATAAATATTTATGCCAGAAAAAATAATAATAAAAATATGTCCTACTTGTGGTTTTAAAGGAGTAGGGCGAAAATATGCAAACCATTTTATGACAAATAATCATAAACAGGCTAAATTTAAAACTTACTTATTTTAAATTTTACCATAATCTTTTATGTCTTTTTAATGTTGAATAATTTATAAAACGTTCTCTACAATTACAATTATAACTTTCAAATTTACATGCATATGTTTTATAATAATGATTATCATCATTATTTAAATAATGTAATAACATTTCATCTAAATTATCACAAATATAATTGCATTGCTTGCATATTATTTTTTTATTTTTACGTTCATATAGTTGAGGCATTAATATAATAATAGAAACTAATATTATTATATATACTTTACATATCAAATAAATGGTAGACTGATTTAAGAAATATCCTAGATAATTCGGCGTAACATTATATCTATTAGATGGGTTTCCCCAACGGTAACATAATATTTGCATATCATATTACCATGTAATAATTAAGCGAAATTAAAGAAAGGTGTAGCGATAATTTCTTGATTGTATATTAAATATATTAGATATACTGGAGGCTAACCCTTTACCCATATAGTAATATGGTCCTCCTCTTTTTTTAATTATTACAACATTAATTTAGAAAATAATTTTACTATATTATAATTTAAAATATATTGCTAAGTTATAATGAATAGAGACGATCTAATTTATGACATGTATAAAAGACGTGTTTCATCTGGTTTAACTTATGGCCAAGGTGCATACTCTGGAGGTGTTGTAGTTGGTGGTAGAATGCACCCAAAATATTATAATAAAGGAGGTAAATACTGTACTGGTGATGGATTTCAACCAAACCCAAGATTAATGTACAGTGATGTTTATAGATACAATCAACCAATGCAAATAGTTCAAGGTGGTCACAATGAATATGAAAATGATGAGATGACTGGAGATGGTAATGCATGGACACAATTTAGAAAAGATCATGCAGGATCTAAAAAATCATTGGCACAATTAAGATGTCAATATTATGGAAAACGCCCAAAACCAAAAGGTTTATCTTGTCCAAAAAAGAAAGCCAGAAAAGGTAAAAAATTAGCTCCAGCGCAAAAGAAAAAATTACAGGCTGGAGCTAGTGAATTCAGAAAATTTTATGCTAAATTACGTAAGGATCATCCAGAAGCTTCAAGACAAGATATCTTATGTTCATGGCATTCAACACAACCAAATGGAGCAGCTAAAATAAGAAAACTTAAAAAGAATAATTGCCAAAAGAAGATTATAATTAATTGAATTATATTATGTTAGTTATATAATATAATGAGTGGGGAAGGTTTTCTATATGATGATCCATCTAAATTAATACAATTAAGAGATAATAATGAAGTAAATAAAGCAATAACCCAGGGTATAAAAACAATTACTAAGAATCCTAAGAATATAACAAAATTTGGTTCATGGACATACAAAAGCCAGTTATATCCTGGTGATGTAGATTTAGTTGAATTAGAAGAACGATGTTGCGATATTAAAACAGCAACTAGAAATTTTGTTAAAGATACTCAGAAAATTGTAAAAAATATCCTAAAAAAGAAAAATTATTATTTAGGTGATGTCAAGGCAGGATTAGATCAAGATTTTATGATTGATATTGGTAAACTAACATTTAATAAAGTTGGTGTACCTAGTATAACTGGTTATAATGGCGACAATGTTATAAAACAAATAATGAAACTTGAAGTTGAAAATAAATTAACTCGTGATGAAACTGATAAATTAATGATGTTAGCAACAAGTGAAATGAATCAAGAAAATTATGAAAAATTATACGCTGCATTACGTGAAAAATGGTTATTAAGATGGTCAGCTAAAGAAATTGAAAAGGGTTATAAAATATTGCCTGGTAATAGAAAGAAAACATTAGCAGAAGCAATAAACGAATATACAATGACAAAAATTGATATGTGGACAAAAGTAAATGAAAGATTTATTGAATTTTCAAATGTGTTAACATATTATTTGGTTGATAAAGCAGGAAATAGAACATTATTAAATTTTGCTAATAATATTGAAACAATGAAAGAAGATTTAAAATATGAAGTTCAAAAATATGCATTCTCGATTAAAGATTTTAAGCCATTTAAATTAGTAAAACGTATGTGGTCAATTGCAAGATCAAATAAAGATTACAAAATGGTTGAATTATTAACTCCATTAATGCAAACTGATTTAGGCAGATTATCACAAATAAACTCAGAAATTGAAACATTAATTATGATGCTAGAAAAAATTAGATCTCCACCAATAGCGGCTATTATTTCAGAAATTGATAATTTTAAATGGAGACTTGGAAATATATTTGAAATAAATATTGATGCTCCATCAGTTATTCATCACATAGATTTGATGCTAAAAAGAAATAAAAATATTGTAAAAAATAAACGTTATTTAATAGAAAATTTAGACGAATTACATACATTTTTAAAGAAAACTATTAATGATGAAACAATTAGAGCTTTAAAGAAAATGGGATTATTTCCACCTCCAGCAAGATATTTACCTAATAATATGAATGGTGGTTTTGTTTTTGAAACTGGACATCCTGAAAGATATTCTATCGGTGGTTGTGATAATCCAGATTCTCCATTTTGTCCAAAGAAAAGAGGAAAAGGATTAGCAAAAACAATATTTAAAAAGGCTGCAAATGCTTACAGACGTGTAGCATGTTCTGATAAAGCTAGACCATTATTAGACGGTGAATTACATCCTAAATGTTGGAACTTCTGTGGTCCTGGAACAAGAATAGATTTACCAGAAGTTCGTAATACTACCCCTTACGATGGTATAGATGCAGTTTGTAAACAACATGATATAGATTATTATGATGCAAAAGATAAACCTGATAAACCACAAAAAATTAGGTTAGCTGATATCAAAATGTTAGATAGTTTAGAATCACATAAAAATGAATCTGGTTATAGTTTAGCTAAAGCCGCAATATCTGGAAAGGTAACAGCTGAAAATATATTAAAAGATCTTATAAAAGATAAATTTAAAGAACATTACGGATCAGATTAATTTAGTAGCGGAATATTAAAACGATAAATATTATATATTTTAATAATATATAATGGCTTATTTTTCGTTTGATAAAACTGAAAGACCTATCGGAATGATAAACGGCGGTAAAGATAATGGTAGATTAGTTTTTTTAGGTGAAGAGAAAGAGGAAGAAAATGAAGCATGTTGCGATAATTGTATGAGTGGTTGTGGTGTAACATCTCCTTTGTGTTGTAGAAAATGTAAAGGTGGTTGTTTTGAATCTGCTTTCGGAAGCGGATCGGAATTAGATAAAATATTTGGTAAAGAAATAAAGAAAGTACAAAAAGGTCATTTACCATATATAAATTTAAAAGATGGTATAATGATTCCAATTCCACGTATTGTTAAAGATAATGAGCTAAAACGAGAAAATATATATATATCAGCACCAGAAGAAGCAGGTAAATCAACATGGGCTTCAAATTATATTGCAAAATATTTAATGATGTATCCTAAGGCAAAATTTTTTATTTTTAGTGGTGTTGATAAAGATAAACCTTTGGATGATTTAAAACCAATAAGAGTAAAATTAGATCAAAAGATTGTTGATAAACCTTTTAATGTTGATGAATTTCCAATGAGATCAGTTATATTATTTGATGATATTAATGGTTTATCTGATAAAAAAATTCAAAAAGAATTACAAGCATTAAGAGATAGATTATTAGAAAAAGGTCGTCATCGATGTTTATTTATTTTATCATTAAATCATAATCCTACTGCTGGAAAAGAAACAAAAGCGTCTTTAATGGAAGCCAGTAGTATTGTATTATTTCCAAAAGGTGGAGATATTTATCATATTGATAAAGTGTTAAAAACATATCTTGGATATAAACCACAAATCATAAAAGATATATTAAATTTAAATACTAGATGGATTCAGTGTCATAAACGCTACCCACAATTTATATTACATGAAAAGGGTTGTTTCTTTCCTAATTAATTTTCTAAATTATTATTATAATGTCGCAACCACAATATAAAAATAAATGGGAAAAATACAGAAAAACACATAATCAAAGAGTAATATGTAAAGATTGTAATATTTCATACATTAAATGTAATAAAAGCCATCATGTTAAAAATAAATACCATAAAATGATTATTTATTGTAAAAAAGTAATATTGGATCATAATACTTTTATTAAAAATAATAACAATAAAAATATGTTAGTTAATGTTAATGGAGAGTAATATAAAGTTATTGATAGGTAAATCTTTGAGTAATGAAGATATTTTAAAATTGGTTAATGATAAAGCTAATTTAGTTTCTTATACAAACATTCATAAATATAAAACTTTGGATCAATTATTAGGTAAATGGGGAGCATGTGTTATATTATATGAATTAAAAAAATTATATGGTCACTGGTGTTGTATTTTTAAATTAGATAATAATACTATTGAATTTTTTGATCCTTACTCTTTAATGGCTGATAGACAATTAAATTTTATTAATAAAGAATACAGGTTAGAAAGTAATCAAAATTATCCTTATTTGACAAGATTAATGTTAGATTCGCCTTACGTATTAACTTATAATCAATATCCTTTTCAAGAATATAAAAAAGGTATTAATAGTTGTGGGCGTTGGGTAGCAATAAGATTATTATTTAGACTAATGTCTTTAGATCAATTTATAAAACTATTTGGTAAGAAACGCAGATATAAACCTGATTTTTATGTTACCTTATTAACAAATTATATCTAAACTAATAATATGATATACGTAACATTTATAATGAAAAATGATGCAGGTTTTAAAATAGTATTTTTTAAAAATCATTCAGACATGGCTAAATATATTGAAATAAATAAAATAGAACCAGAAAGAATTAAAACATATGGTGAACCAAATGATAATACAGAGATAAACTTTAGTTCTAAAACTGGTGAAATTTATTACATGAAGGCATTATAATTTTCTTTTCATATAATATAATATGGCAAGAAATGCAAGATCAAGAGGCGGAGAAATAGCCGATGCAATGAAGCAAACAATAATAAATAATGGAGTAAGAGATATTGTTAAAAAAACTAGTCAGGAAGATCATATATATTATAATATTGTCATTACTAATACATCATCAACATCAGTTCAACCAGCAGTATTTAACCAATCAAGAACAACGGCAATTTTAGAAAATCCATCAGAATATTATTGCGCAATTCAAAGATTTACAGTACCACTTCAACAAGTTCCAATTTTTATATTTTTAGATAATACTTATTCAGTAACTTTAAGTAATGGTGCTACAGATTATCAAACATTTTTAACTTATGTACCTGGGTATACACCAAATTTAACGCCAGGTCCTCCAGAAAATAGATTTGTTTATTCATATAATCAATTTATAGATTCAATAAATAATGCTCTTGGTATTTCAATGACTAATTTAACAGCTGGATTAACTGCCTATAATCCTGCTACAACTTATGCCGCTGGTAATACTGTTTCATTTGTTATAGGTTCTTCCGAAGTTGCTTACACATCTATTGTTAGTGGTAATATTGGTCATACTCCTAATACTTCTCCAGCTTTTTGGGCTCCTTTATCAAATCCATATATGGCTTATGATCCAGTAACAGAATTAATAAGTTTGTATGTTTCTACTGGATGGCATAACGCACAATTGACAGATCAAACACAAACTTTAAAAATATGGTTTAATACTTTATTATGGAATTTCTTTACTAATTTTGAAAAAATATTTAATGGTTATACACCAACTTCATTTAATGCAAATGGAAAGAATTATAATATTATTGTTAAACCAACTGGTATTAATGATATAACTATTCCAGCAATATATGAAGATTTTGGCGTTGATATTAGTGGTTATGCAATGTCTCAAGAATTTGTAACTTTATACGATTGGAACGCACTTAGAAATATTGTATTTTTTACATCAACAATACCTATTAGAAATGAAGGTATACCAGCTAATATTTTTGCTCCCTGGAATATTTCAACAACATATAATGCAGGTGTTAGAATTTCTTATTCAGGTTCAACGTATTCATCTTTAGTTTCATCAAATATAGGAAACCAACCAGATATATCGCCTGCTTTCTGGGCAATAGTTCAAAATATAGCTTCATCATCATCCTATCAACCAATATTAACAGATTTTCAAATATTGATTACTAATGGTACAGAAGCTAGAAGTTATGCACAATTTTTCCCAAGTGGAGAGTATAGATTAATTGATATGACTGGAACTACACCTATGACAAATATAGATATTCAAGTTTATTGGCAAGATAAATTTCAACAATTGTATCCATTATATATAAATCCTTTAGATTCTCTAGATATGAAAATATTATTTAGAAAAAAATCATTAAAAGGTTCTTTATCATATTATAATTAAATTTAAATATATCAAATTATAATTATCTTTCGTATAATTATAATTAATGAGTTTAGCACTTCACCCGTTAAACGTAGTTCAAATGTTAGAACCTCGTACAAAAATCTATAATGAGAGATCTTATGCATTATTGAGAGGTGGTTCTCAATCTACTTGGAAACCAAATATTTCAACTTCATATAGTAATTCGTCTATTCAATTTACTGCACCTCCACCAAATCCAAATATTATGGTTGATCGTAAAGTTTTATTGAATATTCCTTTATTGGTTACTCTTACTGGTGACGCTGGAGCAGGTAAATTATTGTTTCAACCTGGTACATCTGCTCCAAGATCTCACCCTTTGACTCGTATTATTCAAGTAGCTAACTGCACTTTAAATAACACACAAATATCAATTAACTTATCTGATATTATTGATCCAATTCTTCACTATTGGGATCCAGTTAAGAAACGTGAAATTGATGATTCTATTACACCATCTATGTTGGATCAAGCGCAAAACTATTCAGATGTTAATCATGGTGTACGTGATCCTCTTAACTCATATGCTTCATCTGTTTCAGGTGCTGATACTTCGAGAGGTGCTTTCAATTTTACTGTTGTAACAAATACCCAAACATCAGCAACAGTATTATTAAATTCTTCTGATTTCCTTTATATTCCACCTTTCTTGTCTGATCAGGAAGACTCCGCCGCATTCGTACAAGTACAAACAATGGATTTCAACTTTACTTTAGGTAATTTGGCTCGTTGTTGGTCAGTAAATAATAATGTTGGCGCTGGTGGTGTTAATATCACTGGTGTATCTGCTGTTATTAATTCAGCTCCTCAATTATTGTTCAACTACATTACACCAGACCAATTGATGAAGGTCCCAAGAAGTGTGGTATACCCATATTATGAAATTCAAAGATATCCAACCAATGTAGGTGTTGTTAATTCTTTGATCTCAACAACTGTACAATCCGCAAATATCCAACTTCACTCAATACCAAATAAAATGTACATATTGGCTCGTCAACGTAATGCAGATCAAACCGCTTTTACATCTGATGTTTTTGCAGCAATTACAAATGTTAATATTAATTGGAATAACAAAAATGGTTTATTGTCTGCTGCTACACCTTTTGATTTATATAAAATGTCAGTAGCTAATGGATTACAATTATCATACTCACAATTTATAAACTATGTAGGATCACCAATTTGCGTAACTTTTGGTAAAGATGTTTGTCTTGATGCGAATGAGTGTCCAGGTTTACTTGGAACTTACCAATTACAATTACAAGTTACTTTCACAAATCCAAATGCTTCTACCAATATTAACTATGATTTGTATATAATAACTGTTTCTGAAGGTTGCATAACAATCGAAGACAATAGATCTATTACTCAAATCGGTGTTATGTCGCAAAATGATGTCATCAACTCTCTTAATGCTCCAATGGTTGATTATAATCACTTAATGAAAATGAGAGGTGCCAGTTTCTGGAGCAATGTTAAAGATTTTTTTGTTGATGCCGGTAAGGGTATAAAAAAAGCTTACGACGTGGTTTCCCCGTATGTGGGTCCAGCGATTTCAGCGATTAACACGGGAAGAAAACTTTTAGGTTATGGTAGATCCGGTGGTGACTATTCAGGTGGTGCATATTCTGGAGGTGTTGCCAATGAATGGACTAACTATGTTCGTGATCATGCAGGTTCTGGAAATAGTAAAAAAAAATTAGCCGAAATGTACCATGAAAAAATGGGTACTAAACCAGTTAAAAAGGCTAAGAAAGCTAAAAAAACTAAAAAAGCAGGTTCTAAAAAATGCGCGCCTGGTAAAGTCAAAAAACGTGTTATGAGATGTGAAAAGAAAGGAGGCGTTTTGTATGAAGGTGGTGACATGATGGATCGTGACGAAATGTCTAGATTCTTAGAAAGCCAGGATTAAATAATTTAATTTTCATATAATAATTGTATTATGTTATTATATAAATGAGTCTTAATGACATTGTAAGTTTACCAGGTAATGAGACATGGAAAAACTTTTATGTAAATGGTTTTAATGTTGCATCAAATATGAATGTTGGAGGAAATTTAAGTGTTACTGGTTCTATAAATGGTGGTAATTTGTCTTCAACATTAGTACTAAATGTTACTGCCTCTGGAATATGGGCAACTCCACAACCTATCACATTGTATTTTTCTAAATCTGGTAAAAATGTTGTTATGGGTTATACTGCTATAACATCTTCACAATCTGGCGCCGGATATGTTACTATTAGCGGTATTACTTTACCATCTGCATTCACACCATCAGTAAATTATAATGGTATGGATTCTTCCGGTGATCTTTATTATAATGTACCACTTGTTGATAATGGTTCTGCTTTAGTTGGCATTTTACAATTTTCTATTGAAACACCACCAAATTTAACTATTTATTTTAGCACATCAACAGAAGGAAATTATAGCGGTACTGGTGCTGGTGGTTTCTTTTGTGGTTCAATTTCTTATGCAACCGATTAAATTATAATCTGTTTTATTATTATAATTAAATGAGTCTTAATGATATTACTCAATTACCCGGTAATGAAACATGGAAACAGTTCTATGTAAACACTTTTAATGTTGCTTCAAATATGGATGTTGGTGGTAATCTTGATGTTTCTGGTAGCTTAACAGTTAGTGGCGCAATCAATGGAAATATTGGAGCTTCTGGAGTTTGGACACCACAATTATTATTTAATGGTAGTTCTACTGGCATAACATATGTTGTTCCTCCAACGGCAACATATAACCAATTTGGTAATATAGTTTTTATTAATGGTAGTATACAATTATCAAATATTGGTTCTTTTGCTGGTGATGCTATACCAACAGTTAGCGGGTTAGTAATACCTGTTGGAGCTGCTGTAAATCCTTCAAATATATCTTGTTCATGGTCTGCTTGTCCTTTAGATACTAATGCAACAGTTGTTACAATGCATTCAGTGCCTAATAGTACTACATTTACTTTAAATCAGTGTCATAATACTGGAGGTAGTGAAATAGCTTTATATTATATGTTCATGACTAATAACACTGTTATTAACTTTTCAGGATTTTATTTTAGTAGTTAATCAAATATATTAAATATTTAATTAAACGTTATATAATGGAATTTTATAAGATGTTCCGCCAACCATAATTGGTAAAAATGCAGCTGGTGTTAATGGCAGAGTTGCTGACCCTGCTGTTGCTGTTGCTGATGTTGTTGATACTGTAATTAAATTTTGTCCAGAATCTGTTAAAACCAGGCTTGATGGTGCTAAAGATGGAATCATTACTTGTCCAACTGACCCCGATGGATTAACACTTATTAAAGTATTAAATGATGCATCTAAAACTTGAAATGAACATCCTGAATTTTGTAAACCTAAAACAAATTGTGCACCTCCTGCATCTCCTTGAGTTGAATTATTACCATTAAGATATAATGAACCTCCTTGAGTCCCAGTATAATCACCACCATATATTTGTAAGGCTGAATTATTTAAACCGCCATCAGTTCTAAATATAGTTCCACCACCTCCAGGATTTCCGGCAATTTCTAAATGAGCACCAAAACCATGATCACCACCAGCATCAGATGATATTTTTAATACAGTGCTTAAAGTTGTTACTTCTCTTTGTGCTACTATCATTGATCCACTTGCGTCATTCCATGATAATTGTGCTGGGTCACCTAATAAATTTGTACCATCTGAATAAACAATAGAATTTGCTGCAACTATTGGCGTTCCTGCTGGAGGGTTTAAAGTTGTATAATTTAATTGATTACATGTAACATTTCCAACAACATTTACATTACCAGAAATATCAGCATCAGTACCTAAATATAAATTCATAAATCTATTAGACGAAGAGCCTAAATTAAATGCATTATCAATTGTTGGTACAATTGATGTAGATGGTGCCGTATTTCCATTAATTGTACCACTTACATTTAAATTACCACTAACATCAGCATTACCATAAACATTTAAATCATTAGCTACATTAAAATCGTTAACATAAAAAGATTTCCATGTTTCATTACCAGGAGGATTAATGATATCGTTAAGACTCATAATTATAATAATATATAAGATTATAATTATTTTAAAATTGTACATAACTAAAACCAATTCCATTAAAACCAATTGTTGCTACTGAAGCATCAAAAGGAGTTCCATCAGCTTTATAAATACCCATAACACCACTTGCAGTTATTTGTAATGTTCCTATTTGTGATGCCGTGTTATTTACTATTTGTATTGGGTAATATATTGTAGCACTATTTCTAAAGGCTACTGGAATTGCTCCGGCTTGAGATAACATATTAGAAGATGTGTTATTGCCTGTGGCTAAACTTGTTGGAAAAGTTATAGTTACAACACCATTATTTAAAACTGCTTTTGCAGATGTACTAACTGTAACGGGACCAGTCCAATTAACAGTAAAATTACTTGAAACGACTGAACTCAATTCAACAATTTGATTTGATGTATTTAAACCTAGACCAACTGTTGATGATGGTGTTGGATAATTAGTACCTGTTAATTTAACTCTACCCGTACCACTATTATTTAAAGTTATATTACCAGAACTATGAGATATTAAGTTAATATCTTTACTTGAAAAATTTTCTAATATAAATGTGCCATCTTGTCCCTGTTGTAAATTAGTTGGTGAAACTGATAAAGCTGAATTACCTACTAATTGAAGTGTAGCCCTATTAACATTATTACCATTATTTATTATATATAACCCCGGTGATGCATTTGTTATGCTAATATTACCTGTTGATATTATAGTTCCGGAAATATCTATATTATTAACTGATAATGTATCTGATACATTAAAATCATTAACATAAAAAGATTTCCATGTTTCATTACCTGGAGGATTAATGATATCGTTAAGACTCATGATTATAATATTAGATGATACAAAAATTTTGTAACTACTTCATTATAATTATATATTGATATTATATAATGATTTGGAGATGTGTTAAATGCGATTATTGGAGTTATTGGCGTTTTAATTTTGAGATTCATTGGATAATTTACCATAGAATACCTTATTTATTAACTTAAATGTACTATTTTATTACATTTAAATGACAAAGTATGTAATATTTGAAACAATTAATATTGCTTGACAGGCGATAATCAAATATTTTCAGTCTTTAAACAGTACTTTTTTGTACTATATTATGCACAGATTTTTTTTATAAATTCTAATTTATTTTCTAATTTTTTATTCTTTTCTTCTAATACTTCATCATTTTGCTCCAATATTTCATTTATTCCAGTTAATCTATCATTTTCTGTTTTTAATTTTTTATTCTTTTCTTCTAATATTTCATTTATTTTATTTAATGTATTATTTTCTGTTTTTAATTTATTTTTTAATTCTGTATTTTCAATAAATAATTTATTATTTTCTGCCTTCAAAAAATTTCTATCTTCTAATAATTCTTCATTTTCATTCTTTATTTGTTCATAATGTTTTTTAAAAATAATAAATTCGCTCTCATTTTCTTTTAATTTATTTTTAAATATGTTTTTCTTTTTATTTTCATCTAATTCTATTGATTCTTTTTTTCTATCATAATGTGTTAATTTTTCTTGATCTAAATAAAATGGTTCTTCGTTTGGATCTATTCTATTATTAAACATTTATGGTTTAAAGTATTATTAAATCTTTAAGTATTATTATTTTCAAATGCATCATCTAGCTTTTCTATTTTAGATTTCCGTTCTTTCTCCAAGAGGACTAAGATATTTGCAATCTTCTGTTGATAAGTTTTTAGATCCATTTCCAAATGATCAATTATCTTACATTTTTTACTGCAGTATGATTTCCATATGTGATTATAGAGGACACTCATCGCGGTTTCTTCTTTTCCACAATTTCCACAAGGAAGTCTATCTTCATGATCTTCATGAGCCATTTATAAT